GTCAATAAATCCTTCGTAGTTCCATTCCATTGGGATAAAGAGAGAATATAAACCAGACTTTGTCTGTCCATTCCTGTTTCTTTGAGTAACGTCTGATGCATTGTATAATTTTTTAAAATTACTACCACCTTTATCTAAAGCGTTTGATGTTGAACCCATCATACACTTACCTATAATTCTACTACCTAACCTTAAACATGTTTTTGTAACGCGCCAGTTATTTAATATATTATCAGGTCTTTCCCACTTACCGCTTTCATCGTGTACTAATAACTTTAGTTTTTCACCATCATAACTGTTATCACCTGTATTTTTCCAGTCTATAGTTGTGTCTAGACCTTTTATATCTTCCAGTTTTTCGTTTTCCGTAATCTTTTTCCTTGTAAACTTACTAGCAGGTACTCTATAAGCAAGTTCAGATTTAGGACGATCCATACCGTCTTGTATTGGTTTGAAGAAAAATGGATAGTTAATTGATATTGGTACTACCTTGTCTGTAAACATTTTCTTTGCATCAGCACCTGTTTTAGATAGTATACCAAATCTCGCATCACTTGATATTGTAGCTTGGTTAACTGTTTCAGCTGATGACATAAAAGAAAAACCAGATCGTCTGTTTTTAAGGTAACACATACCATAACATCTTTTATCCGCTTTACAAGCTTCCCAGAATATATAGAATAATCTATTAGCTTCTCTAAAATCTGGTGCACCCACGTCAATCTTGCTCCATTGTAAGTACATATAATGTGTACCTGTTATGTATGTTGGTTCTCCACCATTGTCAAACCAGAAACCTTCATCTCTACGTTTAAACTCTTCATCTATGTAGTCAAACCATTTTTCTTTTTGATCTTCTGGATAGTTTCTCCAGTCAAATATGTTTTTAAGTCTTGCTAGTTCTTTTGGATAATCTATTTTTAACCACTTTTTCTTATCGTTTGAATAAACGTTTTTTGGAGCCAGCGGTAATGCTACGTGTAAACCTTGTATATCTAGTATCTTACCTATTTTACCTGTTTTAGATATAACAATGATATCATGCTCTTTACTGTAACCGTAACTCCATTTATTAGATCTGTTAAGTCTAGTAATTGTAGTTTTTTTTATAGGTTCAATTACTTTATATAGTTCTTGCTCGTAACTCATTTTGATCTACCTTCTGCAAACCCTCTGAATACTTTTGCTTTTGCCTCTTCTGGTGCTTTTCCTTCCAACAAGTTTTCTTCTTCTTCGATTCTGTTTAGTATTTCAAATGCATCAAATATAGCTAGTTTTTTAGTTGCTGCAGCGTTTTTTAATCTATCAGCTGATATATCATCATCACTATCAACTATATCTTCTTTGGCAACTTTTATTAGTTCCTCAACAGCTCTATGCCCAGCTTGGATTATACGTTTCTTCGTTTCCTTGATATTCATATTTAATTGTAATTTGATTTAAGTTGACTTTATAAAGTCTCTGCCCATCTATAACAAACTCATACCTAGCTCCTACATGTACAAATCCTAGTATGTCGCCTTTTTTATAAGTTTTATCTCCGTATACAACTTCACCAATAAACTTTTCTTTTTCTACTGAAAAATCATTAGTTTCTTTTAACGGTTGTAAAAATATGTAACCATCTAAAGGTCGCCAAGTATCTTTACATCTAACGGCATATATTTGATCAGCGTATATATTATATCTATTTTCACTTATAAAGCTACTACTGTTCTTCTCTATGCCCGCCTGGTTGTGCCATCTTCTAAACACATTGTGATGTACTATTATTTCGTCACCACTTTTTATACCAGTCGTATTATTTAATATTGGTGCAGATATAACACGTGCTTTTCTATTTATATATTTGTGATTGAATATGTCAGTGTTTAAAACTAATTCTTTTTCACCTAATTTTTTTACGTTGTTATATCTACCTCCAATAGGTTCTATTATAAAACCAAATATGCTTTTCATTAGTATTGTAAATTATACTCCACTGATATAGCCATATTTTTATTAAAATCTTTCCAAGGTATTACTTCTTTTGCTTTTCTTATGTAAACAGAAAACTTATCAGTTTCTTCTATAATATCGCAAATAGTATGACCACCATATACTTCTTGTCCTACAGCGTAGTGCATAGCGTCATTCTTGTAATCTTTACCTATAGATATTTTACGAATTAACTTGCTCATCAGTGTGATATGTTATTTTACCATCTCTAACGTCAACATCAGCTTTTCCGTAAACTTTCTCAAGTTCTGCTTGTAATCCCGCTACTTGTTGTTGAACTGATTCTAAAGCTTTTAAAGCGCCGTACTTTTGTTGTTCAAGCTGCCCAATTTCTCTTTGTATCATGTTTATTCTACCAACTAGCTCTCTCAAGCCTTTTAATTCTTCTTCAGTAATATTAGTTGGTTTAAGGTTTTCAACCTTAGGTGTTTTTCTTTTTGCCATTTTTGTTTAATTTTAGTTAATTTAATTTATTTTCTTCTACTTATAATATCACATAAAATAGTGAATAATTACACTAATCGTCTATTTCAGATATATATCCTCCTTCTTCTAGTTCTTCAACCTCAATACCGGTTCTATCACCAACCCAGTCTGAGTGGTTTGTAAATGTATAATTAGAACACGTATTTATATTGTTAAACTTTCTAATTCTTTCTACAACATTTTCTGTTGTTGCTATTAATCTTTTAGATTTATCTATGTTTTTGTGCATAAAATGCACCTGTGATTTATCTACTAATTCAAATGTTTCTGTTGTTGTTATATAATAATTCATTTTATTTATTTACTATTGCAGAACCACCAGATATTGTAAAGCTGATGTTAGACCTTGTAGGGTTACCATTACCTTCAAATTTCCAATACCCAATTAAGTTTGATTGAGCACTATGTGTTGTCGCATCCATCACTGTACCACTATTGTATAAAGATGTTACTTCACTAGCACTTAACTCCTTGTTCCACATTGTTACATCGTTATATAAGGTAGCTGAGGAATTACCAGCTTTATCTTGATCAACACTACCGTAGTCGCCTCTTGAACCTAAACTCCACAACCTATTATCTGTAGCACTCATTGGGTTTGCTGCTATTTTAGATGTACCAGCATTTGCTTGTATAGGTGCTGAACCAGCTGCATTAGCATTCCAATAAAGTTTTAGTGAGCTAGCTAAGTTAGTTGCTGCTTTCGTGATAGTAATCATAGTATAATTATCACTATTTACATAACCTCTATTAGTAGCGCTCCAATACGTACCACCTAGTCCAGCCGCTGCATAACCAGCTGCGTAAGCACCTGAGTTAGAGTGAAACAACCATTGGCCATCTTTATACCACACTGTGCTTCCATTTGGTTTGTTACCATATCTAACTTGTATTCTATTGTTGCTTTCGTTGTATAATATTTTAATACCATCTTCTAGCTGATATGCTGTCCCAGACTTATGACCTACTACAAAATGTATATTAGTGTTTAAACTAGAGTTCCACCCAACCTTAATCCAAAATGATATTGTCCAAGCCTCATTTTCAGTAAAGTTAAACGTATCGCTAGAGTCTGTAAATGTAATAGCGTTTGACGTACCAGTTGATATTGTTTTAGAAACAGCTTTAGCATTAGCAAAAGAAGCCACAGCATCATGATCATAACCATACCACTCTGACATACCATGTGGCGTAGATGAATTTGGCACACTATCAGAGTTAGTGTTAAAAGTTGTTTCAGCAGCTAAAGCAGTTAAAGATATGCTTGTATATTCTTCTCCTGCATTGTAGTTGTCTTCATCTACTTCGTTTTTTATACCAGCTAAACTTATAGTACCGCTACTTGGAACAGCCATTACACTTTTCTTTTAGTTCATCAATTTGTTTTTGTTGATCTTTTATAGCTTCTATTAATACGGCAACCATTTTTTCATACTTAACAGCTTTGTAACCACTATCTCTAGTGTCAACTATTTCAGGAAATACTTTTTCAACCTCCTGAGCAACTACACCAATATCTTTGTTACCGTTAAATTGCTCATGCTTATCGTTCCAAGTAAATGTATATCCTGTTAAACTTTTAACCTTATCAATAGGGTTGGTTATTGGAGTTAAATTATCTTTATACCTTTTATCAGACGATGCATAAGCAACCACGTCTTCACCAACGTTAAGTGCTTTAGCAATACCCACACCACCTAAAGTTTTAAACGCACCTGAACTTTTGTTTGTTGATTGTGTTGTGTTGCTTTGACTTATTGCTCCTGATGCTGAGGTGTTACCACTAAAAGTTTTATTACCACTTATTGTTTGTGTACCAGACAAAGTAACGTCTCCA